GGTGCTTGCGGGAAAGGATCGATTGACTCAGGTGTTCGACTGTCACAGTCGAAAAGCCTGCGCCTGTCAGAGGCAGATAGTTCAGGGAGGCTTTTCTTCCAGACGGTCTCGGCTGAATCAGAGTAGCCAGACGGGACCCGTATACTTTTAACCTTTTTCTTTTTGCTTTCGTAGATCCCATTTGCAATCTCTCTCTGCCTAGGATCAATCCTGTCTAGCCATTCACTAAACGGCCTGTGCCCCTTGCGGTGATTGCACCGCAGACAACACGCAACCACGTTGCTAGCGCTATGGACTCCCCCAAGATGTAGCGGGTCCATATGGTCAACACTGCATGTGAACGCATCTATGGGCGAATTACAGTACGGGCATGAGTTACGCTCATTCAGCACTGCTACCGTAACGGTACCGTCGTTAGGCATGTGCTGACCAGTTCTTTGCCTAACCTTCCTATCCCTTATCCTGGTCATTGATGCCAGTCGCATACTGGGGTTAGCCCTGTACTTGATGGCATATGGCGTCATGGCATGACCGCGCGGCAATGGATATGGTCGTTTCATATCGCGAATACGCTTAACTGACGCCCGCATCGCTGATGCAAGAATCCTGCGTACTAGCTTGCGACGCTTGTCTGCCAATAAGCGCTCGGCCTTGTCTGCGATTACCTGCTCACGCGTTCTATATTCAGCGCCTGACGCCTTGGCAATCATACGGCGCTCTGTCTGTCGCCTTGCTTTATAGTCAGAGCAACAAGACTTGCAGGCTGTTGCGTGCTTACTATATTCAGTAACCTGTTTAGCCTGGTTACACATAACACACGTGCGCTCGGCAGTAGCACGGAGATCTATTCTCAACCTTGCTTGCCTTGCTGTATCGCGTATGCGTTTAGCTTCAGTAGAACACGTGCTACCACAATACTTGTGGCGCGCTATGCCAACCCCGCACGCCTGACATGTCCTAGGCGTGGACACAGCCATCAAGCAAACCGCATGGGATCATCTTGATCAAACGGGACGTGCCGCTTACCCTTGCGCTCACATGCTTCAGGTACTGCGCTCATACTGTCAGCCCAGTAGATGCGTGACGCGCCTTGTGCGCTGTCATAGCTTCCACCTTGCGTGAGTGCTCATCGGCTATCCGCTTCTGTGCCTCGGACTTGTGCTGGTCTGAGATACTAGCGCCGCATTCATTCCAGTCAATCTGCCTTGGGCTGGCATCACATGGGTCAATAGGCCCACCCGGGAACTCGCTGTAATCCGTACCGTATGGTGATGTAATCCCGCGATCAGCGTTAATAGCGTTTGCCCACTCACGGTTAAAGAAGATGCGCCCATACCCGCCAAGAAGCCTCATGGCGATGCATAGACCGTTGATCTCCCCCTTAAGTAGATCGGCCACCTCGTCCTCAACCCCGCCTGAGATCATCTCATCGCGAGTGATGATCAGGTCAGCGAGTCTGCGCTCAAGCTCATAGCGGTACTCATCATGGCTAAGTGCTGGCGTTGCCATAGGTTCCATGCTCAAGCTCCAGGATCGATTACCTTGTCGCATGCGTATTTGCCCATGATCATGGATAGACGCCTTGGATGCCAAAGGACCGCATTAGTTCGTCCTTGGTGAGTACTTTGGATTATAGTATTTTAGTCTATGTTCCCGTTCCCGTCAAGCTGCGGCACGCTTCTCTGCCCGATCAGCCTTAGCCTTAAGGTGTTTCACCAAGTTCCCTTCGATGATCGCCTTTAGTATCCTTGCGAATGAAGGCAGGGCGGTATCGTGTTGCTCCATGTACCAGCCATATGCATCGGCTATCTGGTCACGCATGTTTTCCAGCCTTGTCGATACGATGAAAGCATACTCCGCTTCCTGCGCTCTGGAGTGGGATGCTCCAGCGATACGCTGTGCTGCCAGTGTGGCTGCCATACGCCGCACTACTACCTTAGTAACCGGCTCATCCTCTTTACCTTTGTGCTTCAGGTAAGCAGTAACGAGAAGCCTTCTGTGCTGTTGAGTCGACCCATAGTAAGTCTCAAGCACCTCTGGACCTATGTCATGCGTATCGCATTCAGCATCGCTCCGGCGAGTCCGGCACAATGCCAAGGCTGCGCATACATCGGCATCGACAAGCAACGGCTTCCCGCCAAAGCCCTCGCGGAAGTCCTTGAATGTCGTCGATCCTGCAAGCCTGGCAATGCGCTCAGTGCGCGGGCGAATCTTATCGTCACTCATCACCTACCCCTGTGAAGTTCGGATCGATTGTGAAAGTTGGTGTCAGTCCATCCGTGGTGCATTTGCGAAACGTGCGGCCCTCTGTCCCTGAGCAGATTACGACTGCGAAAAGTTCCTGCTTGAACTTGCAGAATCGGCACAAGTTTTGGCCGCGAATAGCACCCCTTGCCTGCTGCCTGGCAACGTAGTGCTCTGGCCCGGTTAGATCCATACTCAAGGCGTCCAATCTTTTGCAGGCATTTGATAGACCCAATCGTTGATATTTGCCGACTCAGTCGAACGCACTGGCTCTAACTCTGATTTGATAGCCTCGATCGTGATGCGTACGCCTGGGGAATCCAGGGACTCAGCGTCCTCGCCTGGGAAAACCTTTGCGAGTCTTGAGCAATCGACCACTCGCGAATCGTCGGTGAAGATACCCGCATCCTTGAGCGCATCCAAGGTCGATCGCAAAAGCTTGTCCACATCAGGCTTACTCGTGGGCCATGTGCGAGTCCGCTTTGGAGCGCTAGCGGCTTTCTTCATGGTGAATACGGCGCGTATCAGTACTGGGCCGTCAATCGGTGGCGAACCTTGCCTGGCCTGAAGCGCCGCATACTTCACGGCTTCACGCCATGGCTTGAGATTCTTTGACATCTCTACCATGCGACCGCCGCCTACGTGTCGCTTTGACCCTTGTGGGGCTGGCGATCCGTAAGCGATGATGATCATAGATATGGCGCCGTGTGGCAGGATTCCTCAAGCTTCTCTAGCTCTTTCAGCCTTAAGCCGATGCTCCTCAGACGCGCAATCTCTGCTAGCAGCTCCCTTACTTGGTCAAATGCTCTTACACCTGATCGAAGGTCATATTCGGCAGATTCCTTATATTCTTTAGGGCAGGCGCTTGCTAATCCGTCTGCTGCCAAACATAGGGAGTATATGGCCGCCAAAACAGAATTGGGGCGGTCATCCTCCAATGGCTCTGCTAGCTTTACCAAGTCATCGCGCATCGCCTGAATTGCACTGTCATTGCAGATAGCGCTCATAGCTTCACCTCAGTGATATCTACGACACGATCGCCTTGCATTGTTACCCAGATGACTGTCTTGCCTTCCTGATACTTCCACGATTCAGACGTCTTAGCGCCCCTACGATCTGTCATGACATATGTGGCGATAGGGGCGCCCATGATGCTGAAAACCTTGTCCCCAGTATCGCCTGCCTCGATGATCCTTGACCCATGTCGATACGTGGATTCAGCTCTGGCTAGCTCCCAGAATGACATCGCGGTGATTATAGATACGAAGAAAAGAAAGGCCTTTGCGCTAAAGTTTTTCATAAACTTCCCCTTGAAGTTAGTGCCGGTTACTCAGCCTTCCGGCGCGACTCTCAAGCTGCCGAAGCGGTCGCAGGTTAGCCTGACAAGCCCCGTCAGGTAGGGGCACCGTCAGCGTGAGGGGGCACGCCGCGATGCTGTGAACCAATTATACAGAATAATGGCGCATATCAACAGACATTCATAAATCATTGGCGCATGTAGTCATAGAAATTTATGGTGAACTGCATCGGGACATTATCCAGTACGTACTCTGTCATGAACTTTGTTGAGGCATAGGCGGTGCTGCCGTGCTTAGTCTTAAGCTCCCACTTAGATCCATTCTCGTGCCAGCCTATGATATTGAGCGCTTCAACTTCCAGGCCTGAGAGTGCTCGAGTTTCGTCGCTCAATCAGAGCTTCTCAGAAGCATAGTCAGCAAGCCTTGACCTTTCGCCACGACGCAAAGTGATGTGGGCGCTGTGCTTCCAATCCTTGAACCTGTCTACTGCATACGTCAGCCCTGAAGTCGTCTCAGTGATGTATGGAGTGTCGATCTGCTCGACGTTCCCCATGCACACGATCTTCGTTCCTGGACCTGCCCTTGTGATCAGAGTTTTCATCTGCTTAGGCGTAAGGTTCTGCGCCTCATCTACGATCACCCAGCGCTTCAGAAACGTGCGTCCTCTCATGAAGTTCATCGACCGTATCTTGATCCTGCTAGCGATCAGCTCACTGGTCGCTGCCCTTCCCCAAGCGCCTTGCCCTGCATTACTTACAAGCACCTCGAGGTTGTCAGTCAGTGCTCCCATCCACGGCGTCATCTTTTCTTCCTCGGTGCCGGGCAGGAAGCCAATATCTTCGCCGACGGATACGGTGGCCCGCGTCATGATGATCTCACCGTATAGCTGCTTGTCCATGACCTGAGTTAGCCCGGCGGCAAGAGCAAGCAAAGTCTTGCCAGTCCCTGCCGTGCCAAGCAGCGTGACGAAGTCTACGCTTGGGTCCATAAGCGCATTGATAGCGAAGTTCTGCTCTCGGTTCTTTGCGCTGATCCCCCATACTTGGTTCGATGACGAACCGTAGTCTCGGATTACCTGCAGTACCGCCTTACCTGCCTCAAGCGACACAACTCGCATATCTAGTGATGGAAGGCAAAGGAACTGGTTCAGATACCAGCCGTCATCTTTGCTTCTTTTGACTTCATAGTATGTGAAACCCTTTTCATTCCATGACCTAAGCTCATCATGCGAACCCCAGAAGTCTAAAGGCAGTTCAGCATACCCAGTAAAAAGCATGCTGAAATCGTCTAGCGCTCGATCGTTCTCATAATCTTCAGAAGGCAAGCCAGCGATGCTTGCCTTGATACGCATGTTGATGTCTTTTGACACCAGCACGACGCCAGACTGGCGATTAGCCATCTGCTGAAGTGCTGAGGCAATGATTTGGTTGTCCGGAGTATTTAAGCCTGATGCTGATTCAGCCGAGACCGTCTGGAAGAAAAGCCTCCCTGAACTATCTGCCTCTGACAGGCGCAGGCTTTTCGACTGTGACAGTCGAACACCTGAGTCAATCGATCCTTTCCCGCAAGCACCGATAAGATCATTTAGGAATCTACTCGCTTGCCGAGCGTTCCTGCTTGCGTCTGATGTCCCTTTCTTGGCTTTATCAAGCTCTTCGAGGACCATCATAGGAATGAAAATATCGTGCTTCTTGAACTTGAAAATCGCCGCTGGATCATGCATCAAGACATTGGTGTCTAGCACATAGACGCGCTTTCCGTTGCTCATCGACCTACCCCTAGTTATCGAGACAGCAAGTTCAGTTACGGATCAGTGATGGCATTGCCATTATGTAAAGCGCAGCGGCTGACCTTGACTTTGAATCTGACAGATTTATTTGGACGCCCTCTGGGTAAGACACGCTTACCGTAACTTTTACATGAGCCTCTGAGCCTTCTGGCTGTAGGTCAAAAGTAATGTAGTCGGTATTCACTGGATTACCCCTTGGCGTCTAAGCTCTGAAAAGCACTGCGCGCATCCGTCTAAGTTGGCCGAGCAAACTCGGATCACGTTAACTGCAGCCCCTAGGGCCTCGAGAACCGTGTCAGGGTCTTGCGTCACTGCTGGGATCGATTCTGTGGTGCATTTAACTCGACACATCCCGTCACAACTTACGATTGGTGGCGGAAGGTCAGGAACCTTTGATGATCGAATTGGCCCACAAGACGCGGTCAGGATCGATAACGCAGCCAGCAGGCACAGGTTTAGCGGATTTGATTGCACGAAGCTTCTCCAGAGCGCTGCTAGCAGCAGACTCAGCTTTTAGGATGCGCGCGTTAGTGTCGCTGATGATCGTAGCCGAAGACGCCTTTAGCCTCGATTCCAAGGCTGCTCTTTCTATAGCTGCCGCCTTGGCCGACTCTGCGTTTGAGGCATCCCACTTTGCCGTAACTTCGGCAACCCCTTTATCGTGGGCCTTGCTTACTGCATGAAAGTGCCATGTTGCGAGCAATCCAATTGCTGCTGAGCCTGCCCATACTTGCCAAGGTATCAGCTTTGCAAAGGAAAAAACCTTGCTCGCAACACTTGCTAGAATCAACCACATGGTGATCTCTCATCATTATTTCGTTGGTTGATTATAACGTACATGTATTAAGTGTCAAGACAAATTTACTGCCACCCATAGCTGTCGTCAGAGTTCAAATTGAATGCCCGTGAATTTATGCACATCTCTCGACTTAGATCGATGCTGTTATCATCTGATACACCAACATAATCGAAGTGATTGTCTTGGTTGGTTTTTGTATGGCCTTGGTTCTGCTTAGTACCTTTGCCATAAATGAAATTTCGGCCACTCTTCATAACTTCGCCCCTGTCATTAGTATTTCGGTAAGCAACTGGACTGCTTCGTCATATACTTCTGCTGAAGATCGCTCTAACCTTGCTCCTGTCTGATTTCCTGTACGCCTGTGGTATAGCTCCTTTCCCAGACATTGATCTCTGAACGTTATTATCGCTCTGACAGCCTTCTCCAGCTTCTGGGTATCCAACCGCTGAATAAAGGCTAGGTTGTTCATGTCTCTAATCCCCATGCAGGTTCGTTAGCTGGTCGCCGCGTAGAGTACGTATGCGCGACTTCCTCCTGAATCCTGATCAAGCTAGCAACTACCCTGGCTTTCTCCCTCCAGGCAGGGTCATGCTTTTTCAACAGCGCATCTAACCGCTTCATTTTTGAATCGAAATCATTCATAAATCCAAACCTTGCTTTTGTGCTCCGCAGTTCAGCTGGAACTTCAAACCTGTCTCAAGATAGGTCAGATACTTTTCACGCTGTATCGTATGAGTTACCAGCCATAAAGAGCCTACAAGCAAAACAATAACTCCAATCGTCTGAAGTGCTTTCCCTACAAGCCCTACATTCCGAATGTCAGCCATTTTGTTCCCCTTGTTGACGGTTTCAGATTACTCCTCCGTCAATCTAATTGGGGTGAACAATTGCTTCATATGCTGAATGTATTAACTTCCGTCAGTCCGTGGATTAAATTCGCCCTTGTTATCGTCTGCTGCTGCTGCAGTTGCTGAAGCGTTATTGTTTACTGCCTTATTGACAGCGTACGCGCCAGCCCAAATGCCGCAGAAGCCAATAAGTAGGACGTCTGTCATCTTTCCAGTGACAGTTAGGAAAAGCATGACCCATGAGGATAAAAAGAAAGTTCCAGCCTGAAAAAACTTGGTGGCGGCGATGCGGCCATTATCGGCTGTGAATAGATCAGATATGTTGATTAGCGTATTTCGCTTCTGTTCTTGGAAAAGGTAAGTCCAAGACCCCGCGAGGAATATCAGGAATGCCACGGTTAGAAAAATTTCTCGGTTCAGTAGGCTGATCATGGATCGACCTCTCCCATAAAAACAGACCGCTCATGCTTCCGGCGATTTAAAAGGCCATCTACTTGAATGAGCCTCCCGTTAACCGTTGACTTGTCCCACCTAAGAAACTGGTCGGCGACTTTATTCCGGTCAGCTCCGGCGTTCATCAGCCTTATCAAGGTTGATGCTTCAATCTTTGGGTACCCGACGTTGTCGCATATGGAGATTAGCGCGCCAAGCTCATATTCCTCGGCATCAACTTTTACCATCCCCATCACGACTAGGTCTAAGTGCGCGATCCTCGCCTCAAGATCTTCGTCGGCTTGCTTCTGAGTCCAGACCGTGCCTTTCTTGATGCCTTTCCCAGTGCTGCCCCAGCCTATCGTCCAAGGATCTCCTTTGGATACTGGGTCAGGATAAGCTTGGAGGCTTAGGTCAGGCATTCTCTTCGCGCAGCGTTCCCAACGCATTATGATACGCCGTGCGACCTCGATCGCGTTCATTTGACCGAAGTCCTTTCCTTGAGCAAAGCCCATGAATTTGCAAGGACTTCGTTGTGCGTGATGAAAACGTAAAGTCCGCCGAATACTATGATTGATAGAACTATGATGATCATCAGAAGTAGCCCCTGCCATCATGCCCAGCGTCGTCGAACTTCTCTTTAACTTGCTCAGCAGGATCGTCTGGCTGTTCAATTCTCCAGACGATCCATGATGCTAACCCAAATACAAACGATAGTATCGTTACGCCAAAGGTGATCGAATACCAATTGCGAACGATCTCATCCATCATTTGATCCCGACGATTTCCCCTACACAATCAAAGTTATAGAGAGATTTCGCAAGGACCAAAATATCGTGTGTGTGTCGGTGGCTATCTTTCCTAAAGATGAGTGTCACATCTTCAGCGCTTTGGTTATCGAAGACCGCGCCTTTGGTGACTTCATATGGCAGAGGGTAGTCGAGGGCCTTAGTAGTGCCGCCGCCGTAGATGATGATAATTGCTCCGCCTGGCATATCTATCCTTTTTGTTTTTCTACTGTTATTGACTGTTGCTTCTGCATTACACCAATCCAAGCTCTCTGCTCAGACTGCATATTGCTCATTTGAACCGTAGTCCATACTGCCAAGATCATGAAAAGGACTATAGCGGTTGCCGATGAAACTAGAGCAAGCCCGTTTGTGATTCCGCCAGCACTGATATTAATCGTGCTGCTTGCCTGCCCTGATTGCGGGTAAGCTCTTTCTAGAACTTCGATAAGCTTCAAGCTAGATGTTTCAAATTGCAACGCTGCATTGGCGAATCGTTCACCAATATCCTGTTCAGTCATGGCTGTGGGCCTCTCGTTAGGGCTCCCCCTGCTACCTGAAGACTGACCTTTTCAAGTCTATCTGATAGCTTTTCCATGGCCGCAACTAGCTTGTCAAATCCCTTTTCCACAACCCCGGTGCGGGCGTACTCTTGTGCCACGTGTTCCCTGAAAGCCGCTAAGTCATCACTCTGTTTCCTTATTTCTCGACCTAGAACAAGATGATGGCCGAACAGTGCAAGCGTCGCAACCGCTATGATCCCAATTGCCCATGTCTCGATGCCTATCATAATGATATTCCAAATATTTACATACTTATACCATATAGGCATGCACTCTTACAACCGTGCCATGAATTCCTCATGCCCTGATTCTATCATGAGCACCAAACCTCAGATTGTGCTGCACGGCGCATGGCTTTTTGATCCACAGACAGAAGCCCGAGGCTTATGGCTCTGTCCAGAAGCTCCGCACTATGAGCCCGCTGAGGTCCATGCAAGCGCTCCCACTCTCGCCAGTCCTGGTGGAGGCGCTTGTGCTCGATGTCCGTCAGCGGAATCGCAAGGAAGTCCGAAGTCTTAAGTGTCCCGTATCTGCTACCAAGGACATGGTGAGCTACGCAGCCACGCTCGCCAGACTCGACGGAAGGCTGCGACCTGATCCAAGCCAAGTACTCCTCGCAGCGATTCGCAGGCTCAGGCCTGAAGTTCGTCATACTGCCTCCGGCGCTTGAGCTGATTCTTAATCTTCGTGTGCATCGATCGAAGCTTTACGGAGTCCTCTTTCGGCTCACTCGTGATGTGATATCCACCGCAGTGTCGGCAGTGGTATGTGTGACCTTCCTTCACAGTCTTGTGGCTACGTCGCTTCTGTCCCTGAGTCCTCTCCAGAGCTATGTAAGCCTTGTGGGAACTCGAATAGTAAACCTTCCCCTGTATGCAATACATGGCCTACCCCCTAAATTTCAGAATCTGGGATGCCTCTTGCTAAACGTACTGCCGAACACCATCTAACGGGCTTCGATTCAAGCCCCTGCTCTTGAGGGCAATCACCGATGTGGAATGCCATCGTAATTGCCTCGATGCAATCTCGCTTTGTCAGGTCGAGACTTGAGCCACCTAGCACGATGAACCCAGGCGGACCTTCTCCGCGGTCAATTCCTGGAACCATTCTCCAGCCAAGTATCGTGCCAGAAATAAGGTGCCTGAAATCGTCCCGTGAAAGGCGTCGTCCATGCCACGAAATCTGCTCGGATAGATCGCCGCAGGCTGCATTCAATATTTTCCTCTGCTGCGTGCTTATCATTTCAGCCCAAGGCTCATTCACAGGCCAAGCACTCCAACCCAAATTGCACCAGATAGGGGCACGCGTCCCATCGCTTAGCGCCAATCGGAGCGCAGTAGTAGCGCAATGCACGGTCGGTGATCCCAAGCCGCCTTGCACACTCGCGCTTAGTCAATCCGGTTCGCATGATCAGTGACCGGATGTACTCCGGGCTAGTGGCATGATTGGCAGAGTCTGGAGTCATGCTGCCTTAGCACCCTCAGTCTCTGACAGAGTGGCAGACAATGCGCGCCAAGCTTTCCACAGATCTCGGATGACCAATTTTTCCATGTACCGGGTTGCACGGTTATGCGCGTGGCCTTTTGGAATATCCCGAGCCAATTCATAGGCCTTTCGCTTGTCGTACACTTCGCGATAATGCCCGGCTGGCTTCAGAATCTCTCCAGTTTCTTTGTCTAAGCGCTGGCTTTGGGCCTTCAAGACGCACTGGCCGATGTTCCAGATTATCGATCTGCGTACAGGGCTGTATCCATGTCTATGCGCAGCATCCCCGGTAACGCAGCGCTGACGCTGGCCGTCAATAACTGCAAGCCCGAGCCGCTTCCACAGTTTCGAGTGCGTGCTGTAGTTCGCCAAGTCACCAGCCTCCCCGACGATAGCAGCCAGAGAACCCATGCCAAGGCCGCGAAGATCAGCCGCCCATGATGCAATCGGTAGCGCCTTGGCATGTCGCTCAAGTTGTTTTTCGATCTGCAACCGAGCCTTGGTGAAGCCGTCTCTAGCCTCGAAAAACTGGGCGGTGTTCATCATTCCGGAAAGATACAGCGGATGCGGAACTTCCTTGACCATCGCATCGTACAGCTTATCGGCTTCAGCCTTTGTGTGTTTTCGATACTCCGCTTCCGTGATCTCACCAGCTTTCCACATCTCATTAAACATACATGCGCACAGTCGACGGCAGATGGCGCGAATCTGGATGGTCAAGGATTTCTCCGCGCGGTGCAGGTCTTGGCGGCGGCGATGAGTTTCTCGGATGATGTCGATTTTCATGGATTACTCCAATAGATTGCTGGCAAGCATTTGATGCTTGACCTAAAGGCAGCGGTCGGATGGCTTGCCCGCAAAATGGTTTGATCGGCACTCGAAGATTGGCGCGAAAGCGCAGCGCGGGCATGGCCGATCAAAAGGGTGCACGGAAGACTTGTCATGACCCGAAGGCGCGTAGGTCCTGGCCGTGCTTTGAAGTGTCGCCACGCACGCTGCGCATGGACAGAAGTCAGGCATTCACTGGCATGGCGAAAGGAGTGACCGGAAGGCGTGTTCTGGACCGAAGTCAGATGCACAATGGCTGGTCGTAAAGAGTGCTCGGCACGCGAGCTATGGCCCGTAGTCGGTGCATATTTGGCCGAGCTTGAAAGTTGGCGGGCACCCCACAAGTGGCCCGAGGGCATTTCCAGATGGGCCCGCCGTGAAATGGTGCTGTCGGCAATCGCCATATGGTTTGCATCGGTTAATTGGCCGACAGCGGTTAAAGGTGATCGCTGCGACACTGGAAGGATGGTCAAAAAAGACAGATTTCTCGTGGCCGAAGCGATCATGACTGCATCGCCGACTTGAACAATCGGCACAATTCAATTTCTGATATCGCATCTCCGACAGGCTTATTCCCTGCGCGCTTTGCAACGCTGCGAAGGAATCGCCCCTTTCCAAACATGTCTGATGCCTGCCGCTCATAATACCCGGCCGCGTCAATACAGTCGTGTCTGGTCGCATTGCGCAACAGCAGGCCGCCCGGGAGAGGGAAATCTAGCATCGACCGAGCCGTATTTTGCAATGCAATAGAACCGGCCATTTCGTCGTTAGCCCTCTTAACGGTGTCGCAAATCGATCGACGCCGTGCGTGCACTACATCGCATATGATTTCATGGCAGGCCTTGCTTACCATTGGCAGCATCAGTTCCTTGAACAATGCATCATCTTTTAGAACGATCGATTCCATATAGTCGGCAGCCTTCCTAACGTCGCCGCCAACCTTGTCGATAATTTCTTCAGCGATCTTTGAAGCGATGCTCATTTCAATCCCAAAAATCGTATTCCATGTATCAATGATACTGCGGAACTTAGTTCCTGTCAAGGTTTATATTTTATGATTTAGAGATTTCGCATAAGCACGTCGTTCCAATCCCCCAAATCCGGGATGTGGACCTTCACGGATAGGCCAGCCTTTACCAGTTTTTCAGCCCCACGGTACGCCCCCGCCTGACCTGCGTATGACGAGTCGTTATCCCCAAAAATTTGCACCTCTGTGCACCCATCTGGGGGGATGAAGGTCTCAAGTCCGTTGCGGTTTGATACGCTCCAGACCGTCATGTTGTGCAGTACGCCAGCCGCTATGGCGCTTTCTATGCCCTCAGCGATACCCAATGGCTCTCCTGGCTTCCATGGGTACAGTCGTATCGCTGCACCGCTGATCGTTCCAACTGGGGTCATGATCTTTCGTGGCGCCGGCACATCGGCTTTCACGCCGTCTTTCAAGTACGTGATATGCAGCGAAACCCCTTCACCTGTCGGTGACTGAATCCTAGCGACCATGCACTGGAATTTCCCGAGACTCTTTCCGTCATCGTAGTAGTCGCGAGTCGCCTGCCTGATCCCAAGCGGCGTTGCTAGGCCCCTAAGCTTCAAGTACTCGTGCACTTCATCTCTAGCCTGGTAAGTTTCCTTCCACGCCTTTTCAAGGGCTGGGCGGGCGTCAATCATTGGCCGTGCTGGTGCAACTTCGACGTTTCCCACGATGGCATCCACCTCTTTACAAGTCTGTTTGAAATCCCAGTTTTTGCAGCATTGCAACAAGTCGAACCCGTCACCACCTTGTGAGCAAGCGCAGAAGAATGTCTCGCGCTGCTGATTGAATCGAAAGCGATCCTTACCGACTCCGTCTTTTGGGCAAGCATGGTGTTTTCCGTTTAGGAATCTTGAATCTATTCCAAGGCTTGGAAGAATGTTAAGCCACTTTCCCCTTGCCGCATCGACTGTAGAGTTACGCATTTTGCCTCCGTTTTGCGTAGGCAATGTTCCGTGACTTAAGCCAGTTCAAAACATCTGCGCTTGGCTGCGTCAAAGGAGCTCCCTTAACGCGCTCGTCGTTAGGCCATACCCCAAATTTATCGCGATATCTGTGTGCTGCTAGGCCATTCCCCTTTCCGTTTTCCACGCAGTACTGGCGAAGCATGCCGAAAAATTCCCGCTTCTCATCCCACGTGACGTGGCGATTGAGCTTGCTAGCCTCTCTTTTGACTTCCTGCAAGTCAGCTTCATGCACTGGGACTGCCTTCCCCGGCGGCACCATTTGGTAGCCGCACTGTGGGCACTTTGGCGATCCTCCGAAAACCCAAGTGCAGCACGGGCATGTCATCTGCTTGGGTTTTCCAGAAGCTTCAAGCGCGGCTTTCTTTAGGTCTTTTACCTTCGTGACTGTGTCAAGACTCCATGGCACCTCATCGTCAACGAACCCATTCTCCTCAACCGCGCCAGCATGATCGATGACCAGCGTATCCGCCTTACTCTCCCATGGCCGCAGCGTCCGACCGACGCACTGCAGGTACATCGAGATATTTTTGGTGGGCCTGGCCAGGACGACGCAGTCGAGCACTGGGATATCAAGTCCGTAGCTGGCGACAAAGACGTTGCACAATACCTGATATTTTCCAGACCGAATCCCTTCGAAGATTTCTGCGCGCTCCGCATGCGGTGTTTCGCCATCGACGTGAGCGGCCCTAATTCCTCTCAGGATGAATTCATCTCGCAAGTGGCGACTATGAGCGCAGTTGACGCAGAAAACGACTGTGCGTCGATCTGGTGCGATCCTGAGCCAGTTGTCAACGATATCCCCGACCAGCTTCGGAGTATCCATGCGATTCGCCAATCCTGACTCTTGGTAATCGCCATCCTTCCCAAGCTTCAGCTTTGCAAGATCAGGCTTGCTCGGAGCGTAGTAACGAACCGGAACGAGATACCCGAGCGAGGTTAGCAGATTTATGCTCGGCCCGAACACCATCCCGGTAACCAGCTCGCCAAGGCCACGTCCGTCGCTACGCGCTGGCGTCGCAGTAAGGCCTATCAAGCGCGCGTCTGGATACGCGGCCAAGACTTCCTGCCGAGAGTCAGCAACGGCTAGATGAATCTCGTCGACGATGATCAGGTCTGCGGGCGGCATGCGCATAGAGCCTTTCCGGATGCCGCGCGCGTGCAGTGTGTCGAAAGAAGCCACCTGCATGTCAGCCATGTCGTCGCGTTGGCGTCCTGCCATGATCTTGCCTACCCGTATACCGCGCCGTTCGAATGCGGAAGCGGCCTGGTCAATCAATTCTCGTCGAGGCGCTAGGAATAGAACCTTGCGGCCCTTGTCCAGGGCGCTCTTGACGATGGACGCAGATATAACCGTCTTTCCTCCGCCGGTGGGAAGCTGCAGCACAACGCGCTTGTGTTCACGCATCGCTTCACGAAGATGCGCAATGGCTGCGGTTTGGTATGGCCGAAGTTCGTGGGTCATTGGTGAACTCCGGCGCCAGACCAAAACTCCCCTACTGTATCGCTCCGTAGATAAGCTTTCTCATGCCGGGGGCTTTTCTCTGTCTCTGTCTCTGTCTCTGTCTCTGTCTCTGAGGTACGCATTCCTAGCCTAGGCTCAGCATGTTCAGAAGATGGCTGCGCATGCGTATCAATATGCTCCGCATGCGCAGCAGTACTAATCCGCTTCTTTCTGTTGCATGGACGGCAAAGTAATTGAATATTAAGGATTTCTGACGTTCCGCCAGCACTGACGGGCTTGATATGATCGAACTCAATATCCTTGGTTGCACCACAGAAATTGCATTTTCCTTGGTCTCGATCCCATACAGCGCGCTTAACTTTGTCGGAAATATGGCGCGACCCAAACCCATTTTTCTGAGCAAGAACCTGCCCTGCGCTCTGGCATTTTGGCTGCGCATGCGCAGCATCGTGCTCAACTAGAAAGCCTTTGGCTTTTAGTTCAAGCATCGCGGGCGCCACAAGATCAACGCTCATACGAAGACGGAAGGCCATCAAGCCTGGGTCATCGTCGAATGTGCCATCAACGTTCTCGGCGGCGACCAGCCAAATGAGCACGAGTATTTTCGTCGTAATCGGCGACAAGGCGTGGAAGTCCATGTCATCGAGAAGTTTTCGATGCAGACGAATCCAAGGTGGCGATCGATCTTTGTAGTGCTGGAATTTATCCCAGCCTTTCGGGCGGATGATCATGGCAAGTCCCCATTCAGGAGCCACCTGCACGCGGTCGAAACCCGGAAGCACAGCCGCATTGCGCGGGCTGAAAAGGGGCGCGTATAGGTGGCTTTTGAATAGAGATTCATGTTTACTTCCTAATTTAACGGCGTTTTCGACGCGCCGGCCCAAAGGGCTGATAAGTTATCTCACAAGATCGATGGCGTGGCAAGTAGTTATTTGTAGGATTAGATTTCGTATACTTAATTCTGATGCTCATATCGATAGGCAAGCGAGCCCATAAATTCATGGAATTCCTCATCGCACCGGACTAGCTCATCGCCAGCCACGACAGGGATTAGCTCACACTCCATGAAGATGCAGTAGCCAAGCGAGCACCAAGAATTTGGGATGTTGACTAGATACCCTGAAAAGCAATCTTCGCCATGCATAACCGCGGCATCGGTCGCGATGACCGTGCACTCGCAGTTATGTGCGAACGACCCTGGGAGATTTACCTTGGCCTTAGAGCCAACTCGGAAGGCAGCCATGTTGTTCCCCTAGGTTTTAGCTAGCTGAAGTTTCCCGAAGAAAAGGCAACAGCCGATCGATGACTTGCTCATCTGCTGCAACTAGATCATCACCCTTAATCAGCGGTTCCCAATACTCAGTAGATGAGAAGATGAGGGAGCCTGGCTCGACGTAACCTACGTCCCCGGTAATCGCCGCTGTGTCTATCTTGATCCTTAGGGAGAGGATCTTAGCCTCCCTTAACTCTACTATCGTCCCTGTGAGGCCGAAGTTAGACTTCCCTCTTACCTTCTTGGCTTTTGCGCCAACCCTTAGGGCGTTCATAGCTCATGTCTCCGTCCACTTGCGAAGTTTGGCGGCGACCATCCCTGGCATGAACACAACCAGCCCTAAAGCAAGGGCTAGCAATATCGTGCCTCTAATTGCTAAGTGCCAGATAACCAAGACAATTAACAAAGGCATTGCAAGAATTAGTTTGATGTTCATTTGGGAAAGACCATCTTAGGTTTCTTTGCAAGCTCGACAATGCGAGTGCCTGTCGCAAACTTGGGTGACTGCTTACCAGTCGATATGCGACTGATAGTCACCTGAGTAACGCCAACGCATTTGGCAATTAGCTCTTGCGTCCATCCGTCTTTCTTAAGTTTCGCTAGTGCTGAGATAGGGTCCATGGAATGACTATACATAAGCTATATGGAAAACGCAATATGGGTTGACTTGGATACTTTAAAAATAGTTTGGATTACCTATTGACATGCCATACATGTACGATATATTCTATGTCCATCGGATACACCACTACATAGAACAAGGGGATCGAAATGAGCAAGAAATATTACGCAGTAGAATTCTGGTCAGGTCGCAACACAACTGCCGGGAGTCCTAATGAACGGACCGGGAGGATGTCAAAGGCTTGTGATATTTGGGCTTTTTCATCAAAAGCCGCTCGTGACTCGTGGGTTGATGCAGGAAAGATAACCTCCGACATGCAGGGAAACTGCCGCAAAGCGGTGGCAAAAAAAGAGGCTCGATCATTGTGTCTCGGGATAAGTGTTGGAGAGTTTGATGCGCATCTCGATATGACGTTAGACGGTGCAGAAATTTAAACCCACACAATATGGTAACTGAGGGTTAAGTCATGTACGCCACAAAACGAATCCCATTGTCAGACGATTGCAAATGCTTCGATAGTCTCACTCACTGCCGGGCCGCTGTCGCTGACGCAATAACAGAACTGAGCGAAGCCATGTACGAGAAGTCACTCGACTCGTTCCAGGTTGCCAGAAGGCTGCTCGACGAGGCCGAGAAAACACTGAGGCAGGCAAGAATTAGCGATGACGTTTTTGGCGCTTCTGCCCTACTAAGCCGCAGGCCTGAGCTGGCAATTCACCTGGTCGCCGCGATGAGACAAAGACTCAACGATCTTGGCGAGGCTAAGTGATCATGAGCATCAATCAAAAAATAATAGCTGGATATCTTCTTTTGGTTGCAGTTGCGAATGGGGTAGTGGTTTATATGCTTTATGAAGATAGCCCGTTTCGATCTTTACTATGGGCGGCTGGATCAATATTGATGCTTTCTATACTAAGAACATTGGTTGAATACGAAATTCTTTATCAACGATCAGAGGGCGAGAAGTGAGGCACTCAGAATCTACGCCTGGCGCTCCGGCCTATACGTGCACACCAGACGAAGCAAGGATCATCGCTCGCAATGACACAGCGCTGATGGCATCTCTCTGCGATGGCATCATCGGTGATGATTTCCAGGTGCCACTTCGTGATGTAGTCGAAGCATTAGTTGATGGTAATGAAGCGCTTGAATATATGACAAAGAAAGACATTTGCCCGAGTAAACTTCCGCACAAATACGGACGCGCATTCAGGGAATTACTAAGGATATCAGCCCTTGTAGCCGAGATTTACAATCCCAAGTTCGAAGATGAGGCCGAGGCGATTTACAACCAGGCGAAACAAACATGAAAACTGACGTTCCCATTTTTCTATCATTAGCAGTATGGTCGGCCGCATGCTTTGCTGCGCCACAGTTTCTCGACTGTAGGAACAGAAAGATTGTTATATCTGACGCGTTCCACCCAGCGTCGTCGTCATCGTCTGCTATCCGCCTATCTTGCACTGGAACAAGTGCAAAGGTTGTTACGGATGGGATTATGGGTTCTAGTTTTGAGTGATCCAGGAGAATTTATATGCCTACCAAAATTGCACGTCCGGTAATCGTCTGCACAGAGCATCGCGGAGTTTTTTTCGGCTACGCGACCAAGACTAAGGGTTCGGAAATTAATCTTGCGAAAGCACGGATGGCTATTGCATTCGGAACAACGCGCGGCGTGATGCAGCTAGCAGAAACCGGCCCTACGTCTGTCAGTAAAATCTCAGCGAGGGCTGATATCGAGGTGCGCAAAGTAACGGCGGTCTTTGAAGTTACTCCTGAAGCTACTAGAGCTTGGGAAGATGCAAAATGACCACGCTCGTTTATCGTCCAATCGTAACTGTCGTCGATGTGCTAGACGCTGGCGCGTGCATTAATGGCGTCTTGGAATTCGTTGCCGCTGGCAAAGGCATTATTTCCGATGATCCGTCGAAGTATCCGGATAATCACTATATCCAGGTAGCTGCCGGGTACGGGAACGGGTACGGGTACGGGGACGGGTACGGGGACGGGAACGAGTACGGGTACGGGTACGGGGACGGGCACGGGTACGGGGACGGGAACGGGGACGGGGACGGGGACGGGTACGGGTACGGGTACGGGGACGGGAACGAGTACGGGGACGGGAACGGGAACGGGTACGGTGACGGGAACGGGGACGGGGACGGGGACGGGAACGGGAACGGGTACGGGTACGGGGACGGGTACGGGTACGGGGACGGTCGAGGAAATGGGGAAATGCTCCTGGCCACACTAGAATCAAGAGAGACTATTTAAGTCTATAACCGCAAGAAGATAGGTAGAGGTAAGAGATATGGGAGACATGTCGTATTGCAGATTCCAAAATACCCACCACGACCTGCATGACTGCTAGAAAAATATGGACGCTGATGACCTTAGCGACAAAGAAAAAAAGGCGCGCATAAGCTTGATAGCGCTATGCTGCCTGATTGCTGAATCTCACGAATATGAACTTTTTCTAAAGGCTAAAAAATCCCCCATTGTAAAGCGTGCCGGAAACAATCGAATCGACGGAACTTGAGGGCTAACGAATCATGAGCAACATCTCAAAGATTGAGCAGCAGCATGGATTGGCCGTGACAACTCCTGCTGACCTTCTGCGCCTCGCGATTGAAAAGGGGGCAGACCTTGACCGGCTGGAAAAGTTGATGGACTTGCAAGTGCGCTGGGAAGCGAACGAATCCCGCAAGGCGTACGTGGAAGCGATGGCCGAATTCAAGGCCGAGCACATCACGATTGTAAAGGATAAGTCGGTATCTTTCGGCAGCACGTCATACGATCACGCGACGATTGGCAACGTCACGGCGACAATCTGCGCTGCCTTGAGCAAGCACGGCTTTAGCCATCGCTGGGATACGCGGCAAGATGGTGAGTCGATTGCGGTGACGTGCATCATTACGCATCGACAGGGTCACTCTGAAACTACAACTCTCGCAGCCGGAGCGGATAAGTCAGGCGGAAAGAATTCCATACAGTCGATTGCATCAACGGTCACGTACCTACAGCGCTACACGCTGCTAGCTGCGACCGGCCTGGCGACGCATGACCAACAAGACGACGACGGAAGCCAGTCCGAGCCTAATAGCCTCGTGGTTGATTTATGCGCGGCGGTTGATGCGGCGGCCGATCTGCATGGGTTGAAAGCGGTCAAGGCTAATATCGCAGACTGCAAGCTCACGCCATCGGAGCGGCAGCATTGCATAGCTGCTTACAACGCTAGGCTTAAGAGCCTGAGTGCTGCGCCATGACTCCTGAAATGGCCCAAGCACGGCTCGGAAAGCTGACTGCCAGCAAAGCTGCCGTAATCATGGGCGGGCTGGATACTGCAGGACTTGATTCGTATATCAAAGAACTAGCCTTTGCTCGCGTGTACGGCGACGAATGCGAGGAAGGCTACAAGTCGGCGCATATGGATCGCGGAACCACCATGGAACCACTAGCATTGGAATGGTATCGATTCGACCAAGATTGCGAACTTATTGCTGGTGGCGAGTGCATTGACCATCCGACTATTTCCTACGTCGCCGCTTCTCCAGACGCTCGCAGAGCCGATCGCGTTATAGAGGCCAAGTGCCCTGGCGCAAAGGCATGGATGGAAACGAAACGCACGTTGCTTGTTCCAGCACAGTATCGGTGGCAATGCAGATGGCAGATGTGGGTGTGCGGCGTTCGCCTGTGCGACTTCGTGACATGGCATGCGCTGGCTGGCGGTCTGATCGTCCCGATTTCAGTCGAGGCATCGGAGATTGATCGAATGGCTGAGCGCGCTGCTGTAATAGAAACAAAGGTGCAGGATTGGGTTGATATCTTGCAGGACAGGAAACAAATATGAAATACCTTTATGAATACGAAGGTCAAATGCTTGCCATAGGGAAGATTCACAAGACCGTTTCTTGCATATCTGAAGACACTTTGAGAAGGCTGCTAAATCGGGGGATGAAAACGCGTAACCAAATTCTTGGGTTCAGCCCGAACGCGGCGATGGCGAGCGGGGGCAGGAAGGCATACGGAATAGCAAAGTCAAAAGGTAAAACTCAGGTCATCGTTAATAAGGGGAAGAAAAAATGTTCGACCACAATTCAGTAGTAGGCGAGTTGTCAGAGACTTTGCTAAAGACCGCTAAGAAGATTCACCGCCGACTTATGAGAAACCCGTGTGGCATTCATGTGTACGCTGAGACTAACGGCAAGATACACACGTATGCCGATGACTCACTTGGAGCGATAAAGGCGCCTGATGATCTGAGAGTTGCGTTTTATATAAGCCGGAATGGCAGAGTGAAAGTCCCGATGATTATCGAAGACTTGGAGGCGGTAAGGGGCGAACTTAAAATTACGGCATCATCCAATTACGTATCAAAGGGGTAAGTTATGAAACTAGCATTATGGCTAATGTTTTTTACGGTTATTTCTGGAGCTGCTTGCGGTGCTGACATTAAAATCGATGTCGTCCACTCTAGCGGTACGAAGACATGCTCGATCACAACTAACGATCCGAATGGCCTTACTCTTTCACCGGCCGGAAAGCTTGTAACCACAAGCACACTTGCAAATCCTTTCTCTGGCGACTGTCTCGCAGTCGCTCCTCCGCCACCACCGCCGCCGCCTGGCGATTGCTCAGCGTCTCCGCCAGCAATGCCTTCACGAGTTTTCAGCTTAAGCGTGAAATACCCTCGATCTGGAGGTGCTTATTACCGCACTACAAATATGAGGGATTATAATGACATGCTTGGTGTTGTGATCCCACCATCAGGTGATGGACCTCCGACTTTCAAGGCTTTCCCTGGGAACGGGCTAAATCAAAGTATATTTTTTTCAATGCAAACGAATTACTACATCGCCCTAAAATTCACAGTGCCAAATGATTTTTCTTCGACCAAGGTATTCGCGATTCAATTCGTACAGACTGGATTTATGCCTCAAAACACATTGTCATCTATGTCAGTATCAGAGTGTGAAGGTGACTTTAAGCAAAGCTTGCCAGCCTCATGCACGGCGCAGTGGGACGGGAACGACGGCGGCTTGATTACTATGGTAGGCGATGATTATCCAGATCCCTATGGCACATTGTGCAAGCTTACGCGAGGAAAGACTTACTACCTTAACTTTGTCGGGGCTACTTTAGCCAATCCATCGACTCCAGTATGCCAAACAGGCACATGCAATTTGGGCATCGCTGCTAAGGACTACGGAACATGAGCCATTTCTTTACCAATAATACTTGCTTTACCAATAATAATGAGTGCCCTGGGATGTACCGCGCGCGGACTCAGGACAATGTAGAGCTCTCTGAGCATATGCGCAAAGGCATCGCTCAGTGTCGCGAGACGTTGATTACCCTGTTGGGCAGGATGGCGGAAATCGACTTTGATCCAGCTTATGCCAAGCCGCTCGTAGAGCTTAGCGGAAAGCTACAAAAACTGTCTACTGGTCTGGAGAAGACCCTCATCGAGATAGCAGCTAAGGATAATGGAACATGATAAATCAAATTGACCAGATGAATTTGCGGGATTACTTCGCGGCTAAGGCTATGGCCGCTTTTATTGCAGAGCCACAATGGCACGACGGGGAATCGTCCTTCCTAGATAAAGTTATTGCCGGTGCTACCTGCAATAGTGCAGAAGAAATGTTTGCAATTGCGGCATATCGACTAGCTGACGCGATGCTAGTTGCGGGTAACCCCTCCCAAGTAGCAACGAAGGATTACGGGACATGAGAGCATATCGATCGTGGCGCTATAGGTGCGATTACTGCAAAAAGGCAGGAGGAAGCAAATTCCATATGGCAAAGCACGAGAAGGGCTGTACGGCGCGACCAGATAGAATATGTGGGATATGCGACAAGGACGGCCTTTGGCAAAAGACATCCGCAGAGATTGTAAATATTCTGGACACAGAAGGCTTCAATGCTATGAAGAAATACGTGCATAACTGCCCAGCATGTATTCTCGCCGGGCTTCGACAAACCAAGTTAGACAACGGTGATAACGAAGGTCGGAGACACGATTGGGATTTCAAAAAGGCCATTGCCGATTGGTCGTGGGAACCTGATTCATTTCAGGTGAGGTCACTCCATCCCTCTGAATGGGATTGCCTGACATGATCTCTATGAGGGTTCACGCTGCGGAAGCCGGCAAGGCTCTGGTCGATGCGGGTGTTCCAGTCACCACTCATTTGTGCCGAGAGCTGTCTCGTTACATTGAGTACGGCGCACGCTTTGACGGGCTCACCATGACCATTAGCGTTGCCGATTTGGCTCGCATGATTGGTGCGATATGCACAAACACTATCGGAACTCGCACGACTGCTACAGGACTCGCCGGAATTAACAACCAAGATATCTACGACCTCCACGCGAAGTCGCTCAAAGAACTTTTAGACCGCGAAATTGCATTCTCCAAGGAAATGTCTGCAAAGGCTGCGCGGAAATATCATGCCCTGATTATTGTGCCGGCAGCTATCTACGCCGCTGCCCTGATTGTGCTTACGGTCTATCACTGGTGGCAATCATGATCGACGAAACCAAGATGCGAGAGCTAGTGGCCTAACGTCTGCGCCGACCAGCTTGATGATTTACTGCAATCGGAGAAACCAGAATGAGCACCTTAGAAATCTTAAAGCAAGCTAGGGCGTTAATAGCTAGGCCAGAGAGCTGGACGCAGGATGTCGGCGCCAGAGACTCACTTGGTCAGGAGACTGAGTACTACCTATCAGATGCAGTTAGCTTTTGCAGCTTAGGTGCGATCTATAGAGTAGCTGGAAGTTCCGCTATGACTGATAAAGCTATAAGTAAGCTCGATGAAATAATGGATGGCATCACTTACTTCAATGACCGCCACACTCATGCTGAGGTTTTACAGTTGTTCGACGAGGCTATCGCTAGGATGGAGAAAGAGGCATGAGCACCAACATTTTCAACTTCACATTTGGCCGGATATGGCTCTGCTCTGAGTCGTCTAAGTCATGGACTTTCGAGGACAAGCCAATAACCTTTGGCGTCTACAAAGTATCAACAACTCGCGGCAAATGCTGGATTGTTGCGACAAGATGGGTGATGTTTACAGTTGGCCTGCTGTATCCTACTGAGAGGGTAGAGATATGAGTGACCTTATGAAACTTGCAGATGATATGATCTCCGCAATTAAGGACGCGTCAAAAAACAACCCAGACCAAGGCGTCGATTGTGTGCTCGTCGAGGGATGGCTGGCGAGGATTCTTAGCATCACACCATTGGCATATCTACACACTGTGGTTTCTGGTGACGACGATCCAGACCAGGCTCTTTCATTCTCCCCGGATAGCTTCCCGTTGGAAGGAACATGCGGGTACAGGTCGATCGGGTCCGTTCCGCTATACGGAATTCCACCATCAACTTATGGCGTAGTTGCTCCGGCTGAGACCACTGATGATATTCTTATAGGGTGAAAGTCAAAGAATGAGATGCCAGTGCTAAGGGAAACTTTTGGCTCATCGAAATGGGGCGAGCTTGCTCCAGAAAAAACTACCTTCTTAAGGCCTTGCGGCGTAGTGGAAATTTCTAAAATTCGCGTTAAGCATGTTATAGTGTTCCCTTCATTTGCGGGAGCGCCTGAATGGGGTCAAGAAGCTTGAGCCTTACGTCGAGTAGCAATATTCATGGCCTTGCCAACGGCCTTGCGCACGCTGGCACACGCACCACATGAGACTGGCTTAGCTACCCAGCGTCTTAGTGCGGATGGGTTTTTCTTTGAGGGCGGCCTGTACTTGCTCATCCTAAGCAAGACCCCACGTTTGCAGCGCCATACGTGGTCGATCCAAGAACGTCGCCGTTGACTGTAGCAGTTACGGTTCCGCCTGGCCCGCCGTAATATGAGACCACATAAGCGTGCTTTGTGCTGCTGCCTTGCACTACATCGTCATCGCCGATTGTTGATGACCATTCCACGGATGCATCTTCAGGTAAGCCATGGATTGCAAAGACAAAAGTCGTAGCGTCACTGTCGGGGAAAAGGATAAGGCACCAAGCGATATAAGGCCCGGACAAAGTAGCCGGTGGACCTGGCTCTGTGCCTGACGCAACTCGGGGCATTTGCAGTGTGATCTTAGGCATCAGATCGTAATCACTATCGTTACTGGCGGGCGTCCATCCTGAGCGACAGCGACTATCGTGTGCTGGCCTGGTGTCGCATAGCGTATGGGGAATGATACGGTTCCGGATGAATCTGCGTTGCGAGTGACTTGGCTATCGAGCGTGCATTGTGCGCCTGGCAGTGGCACGTTGTTTTCGTCCACGACGGTGATCTCGAAAACATCATCCGCAATAGTCACGCTTGGCTGACTAGGCGAGTTTGCATCAAATGCGAGGGAGTTTCTCAGCAATCTGGTGCGTGGCGTTGCACCAACAGTGGCGCGCATGGTGATGCTGGACTTGTCTGTACTGCTGTTGTACTCACGCGCAGTAATCATGCAAGTACCGGTAAACGGCAAAACCGGGTGATCGACGATAACTGATTGTCCAATCTTGAGCTGACCAGTAATCCCGGATACGTCAGCAACCCATTGCGCGCGTGCGCTGAACTCAAGGCGTCGCACGGCGACTGCTGCGGCTGTGCGGACGTCTCTAATCCAAGGTGCGTCTAAAACTACCGACTGCCTTCCGAACCTAGTAATCGAGTCGTCTGCCAAAAATTGGCACGATCCACGGGCATTGCCTGCCTCGTGAGCGTATCGGATTGTAAGATCATTAATCACTGAAGATCTATCAGACTCGCACGTTGCTGAATGCAGACGCGTTACAGATTCGATCGCCGCACCGGAGCCGGGGAATAATCTCGCCAGCCCTCGCATGTCAGGTGCAAACACGGCCCCGATTGAATCGCATATCTCGCGAGCCGCAGCGATAGCAGTCACATCGCCTGACTCCAAACTCCCACCAACAGGTAGCCCAGCAGACTCCGCACGAAAGGCCGATAGACGTGCCTCCGGTACTAGCAGCCCGTGCACGTTGCCGAGCATGTCGTGCAACACGTCTGCGGGATTGTTGATAAGCCCACCACGGGTTGCCTGAAGCTTACCGCGACCGCGACCTATGACTTCCTTGCCCTCGTCAACCGATTCAGTGAAATCTACGAAACAAATTGCGCGCCCAGTTGAGTCGATGTCATTCCGCATAACCCAGTTGGTTACTGGCAGGCCTGATACAAGCACCGCATCCACGGCTTGGCACGGGTGATCGGCAAATACAAAAGTCCGTCGATCAGCGCTGTATTGGATCATCGCGCCGGCGCATATGCCATAGCGGTGCGGAATCCAAGCGGTTTCGCGGAACCCGCTCCAGCAAGTGCTGTCTCGCAGGCTTAGCTTGTCAGTGATCGACTTCACGCACGAATCTCCATGCTTGCGCCATCCTCTGACAGAGAGACTTTCTGCACGACGCCGGAGAATTGTACAACGGTCGAGCTGCCATCACGCGCATATACGGTAGCGCCATAGCCAATCGGCGGCGCTTCGAATGCTTCCGTCGCCTCACCATTGCGATTGACCATCGCAACGGTGAGGTTGGGGATTTCGGAATCCACGTCACTGCGCAGGTTGCCAACCCCAGAAAGAATCTGAGCCCTTTCCACTGTCATATCCAGATAAGGCAGCGCGCGCCAATCGTGGATGATCAGAGGCGGTGCGGAGTCGATCTGTACCCACTGGATCATGGCGCCGGCGCCAGTTCTAGAGACAGTGACACCAAGCTATCAGTCGTATCGGTTGGCCGGAATCCGAAAATGTCATTTAATTCAATGGATTCAGCGTCGACTTGGACAAGTGCGGGGATACCATCCTTCGTCACGATGCCGATCCTGCACGCATCAAGTTCGCAGGCCGATTCGAGCATGTCCACGATCCCGTTTGCTGATGATGATGACAAAGCGGTGTGCTCAACCTTTACACCAAGCCCTCGGCGCCGAGTTAATCCAGGCATACGCCGGACTTTTGTCATAAAGCCAAGCTCCACAAGCCCTGATACGATGGCCGCTTGTAGCGGTGTGCCAAGCCATAGCCACTGAATACTTCCGGCGGTACTGACGTTAAGTCGATACTTGGCCCGCGATGCAGTGATGGCAACGGCGATGTCTCGCTCGCGCCATGTAATAACCTGGTTAAGCGGAGTTGTCGCAAAGTTGTCGTCGCTGCCCTGAAGCGTGATCGTAGCGCCTGACGGTATAGTGTGATCGTAGATGGCAAGCTCTGTAATTGCAGTTGTGGCTGGCGTGATCGTGATCGCAGTCGAAGTAGCCCACGTGGTGCGTCTATCTGTAGGCTGGCGCAAGTTGTCCGCCCCGTTCAAGGCGCGCGCGCTGAAAGTCCACTTGTCGTCGGTTGCCCATGACGGAGGAACGCCTCCGGCAAAGTTCGCTACAAGCCCATCGGCCAGTGCGGCAGTGGCTGCGATCGCTACACTGGCAGAGTAACTTCCGCCATCACGACGCCACTGAAAGTGGCCGCCCTCAAGACCAAAAGTGAAGCTGTCCCCAAGCTTGAAAGGCACCCCGCCTGTAGAGATCAGAAAGCCTATGCCACCGTCACTGTACGCAACCGGAGCCGTAGTTACTAACGCATAGTCGTCGTAACGACCTGTCGCACTTCCTATGACAGACCACGTCAGGGTGTCATCCCCAGTCTGTCCGCCGCCAAGCTCTAATGGCTCTGCGTGTGTAACTAAGGCGACGATTTGATCCCCATTTTGATACCCTCCGTTAACGCCGTTAATGCCGTTAATCGTAATCGATATCTTGTCGCCGTCGATAAAGTCTCCGCAAACCTGCAGCCCAACGCCGAATTCGTGCGTCGAATTTATAATCTCACGCCCGTCGACATTCGCAGGCTTAGAACTATGGTAGTAATGCCCAGTCTGCATTGGCATATACGGGGGCGTGTCCGATCCTTGGTACACGAACCACCCCGTTTGTTCCTCATCTTCTGACCAACAGCCATCCCCGCCGTTGGTCACGTCAAAATTTCCTTGAAGGCCCGCCGCTGCCAGTATGTCGTTCATTGCGGAGTTATAGCGCTGGTACCAATCATCATTCACAGCGCTTGGCAAGTTACCATTGGTAACGATGCTTCCTGCTTCGTCAGTTACGTTACTAGCCCCGAGGAACTCCCAAATAACGGTTCCATCGGTTATGGTCTTAACTTCGACCAGCCCAGTAGGGCTAGCAAGGCTAGAGATATACGGCTTAAAGTCTGGCTCAGACGCTGAACTAGTCCCTCCTAGGACAGTTTGAAAAACGCCGTACAACGGGTGAACGAGAACCGATCTTGCAGGGTAAACGTGTGAATCTACCCGATAAGTCCCTCCTTCGATCCAGTCTACTGAGCCGTCAGTAAAGCTTGAGCTGTAGGTCGGCTCGCTTGCTCCTGTCGTTCCTGTGCCTGCTGGCGCATAGTAGAACTTGCCGTTCTTTGTGAGCGGGACCATGTAGGCACTGATGTCTGCTGGTAGCGTAGCTAGTGCCTGCCATTCGCTCATTATCGTCAGCGTACCAACAGCTGAAAGTACATGAGCATCTGACTTAAGGTCAAGTAGCGCATCGTCCCACATCAACAAAGGCTTCTTACCAATGTTAAGATATGTTACGCCGTCCGCAGTTACGGAACTTCCTATGGTAGTAGGCCATGTGGGCTCGCTAGCGCCTGCTGTACCAGCATCAGTAATGGCGTATCGAAAACCGCTGTCCACTGTAGGCTCGACGATAGTATCGACGGCGTACACATGGCCCGTTACCCATATCGGGTAATTGAGCGTCCCTCCGGCGAGAGCGTTAATTCCTTTCAGGTGAATACTCGCAGCTTTGTTAATGAAATCAATGTCATTTGAAGCCGCTGCATAAAGACGTGTATTCACCCTGGTGAACTCTTTCACGAAAGTGCTCAACTGCTGTACCCGACGCAGTACGTTAGCGTCGCTCACGGTTACTCCTTCTGGCGTTTCTGATGTGCCTAAGCATTCATCTGACGGGCCGCCTTCAAATTCTCCAGTAGTAGGATCACAAGGATCGGCGGGCTTTTCTGTCCACACAAATTCAAACGTGCCGTTTCTCGCGGCTGATCCTACCCTTGGCTTAATGAATCTTATCGACGGGTATTCACCGTCTCGTGGCTGCGGAATGAACTCTGGATATATCGTGGCCCCGGTAGCGTTTGGGTCACCCGGAGGGTTCGGTATCTTGAACTGATAATCGCCATCATCGTACAAGACATTCGTTATGGCGGTCGAAAGAGTGCCCGAAACGTCGCCCTTAACAGACCAAAGATTCCCATCGATCTTTGTAATTGACAGTGTTTCAGTAGGCGCGTCATTGTCGATGACAAGATCGATGTTTGCAGCCTTAACTGAGTCACTGCCATCCTTGATAATCGTTGCCGCATATGATTGCGTATACACAGACAAGTCAACGGCGTTCTGCCCGTTGGGCGCCGAATCGTTTACTACTGCACCGATCACTTCAACTAAAGAAGATACGCCACGGATCGCATTCAGTGCGTCGTATAGAGTGATGAGTGAACTATAAGTTTCTGTGGTTGTTCCATCGGAGATGGTTATTTCTCTATCGCCAGATACAGAGAAAACCTTAGCGCCAGCATTTACTGTACGGACAGGCGAAGGGCTGAAGCCGTAGACGAAACGGTTATTCTTGTAGGTCCTGTATGCACGGTATACCTGTGGGTCATCGCCGAACTTGAGGCGAGGAGCGTTTCCAGGAACCTTGCCGTCTGCGGTTAAGTACACAGCGCCAAAGTTCCACTCATCCCCAAAGTACTCATTAACTCCAACAGATAGGTCATTCCGCAGAGAGAAGTCAGTATCAGAGAACGACAGACCAGACTGGTCGATAGTCACTCTGATATCGTTGCCAGATACACCAGAGGCTATAGCACGAAGAATCGCAGACTGGAAAGGAACCTCAGCCTGTCTTGTCTCGGTTCCAGTATCCTCAAGCGATACCGTGAAAATTTCAGCAGCCATGCCAGACGTGGCAGACACTGCGGTCATGGTGCCATTGCCAATGCCAGAAAAAACTGGCGCAGAAATGGCAGGAGTGCCAGTCACTGTGGTGTCTACGATTTTTACTTCGATGACTGTATCAGCGGCACCGGTATATGGGCCGGTTAGCGTAACTGTACCACCCCCAATTTTCTCATCCTCGTCAGTCCTTTCAATCGCATTTGACGCTACGACGTTTGTCATTGACAGCGTTGCGGCGCGTACTAGGTTGCGATCGTTTCCGAGGTATTGCATTTTTAGTTCCCGCTCAAGTTAGTGAGGGCAGAAAGACCTTTTTTTATCGTTCTCAAAACTTCGCCGCCGTCCCCCACTAGACCGTTAATTGTGATGTTGTTATTTGTCACTGGAGAATTTCCGATCACTTCACCGCTCAATCCTCCGACATTTGGTCGATTCTGTGAAGTCGCTGGCGGTGCTGACTTATTATTCGCGCTTGACCCACTGGCATTCCTGGCTTTTTCCTCTTCTTCTATCTGCTTGAGCTTAAGCGCGTGCAATTGATTCGCGCGAGCAGTTGCTGCCGCTGCCTCTGCTGCTCCGGATGCGCCGGCCTGCTTTGCCAATTCTGCAATTTGCGCCAATTGCTCCCTAAAGCGTCGATCTTCAATAGACGTTTGATTGCCGTTAATCTGGTCCAGCTCATCCGCAAGTTGATCGCCAATCCCTGTGAGAGATTCCTTTGCGGAATTCGCCTTGTCTGTAATCTCTTGGACCTTTTGCTTTGCGGACTCAAGCGCTCCACGAAGCCTAGCAAGGTCTTGGTCCCCGAGTTCTTTGAACTGCGTGTCTCCACGCTCTACCGCTGCTATTGTAGCCTCTATTCCTGCGACAGTGAACCTTGACGCATTTGCCCCACTCGCAAGCGCAGATTCAAGCTCATCGCCAAAGTTATTGATTGACCCTATTTGCCCGTCAAGCTGCTTGCGCAAATCTCCAAGAACAATCCGGGTCTGATCTGCTGCATCAGTGATGGCTTGCAGGAATTGAGCGCCAGCGCGTTGCGTACCGAATGCAACTTGCGTGTCAAGTAGGCCTTTGAGAATCCTATCGTATGCACGTCCAGCGCCATCGCCAAGATCAGAAAACTCCTTTCTAGCTAGCTGAAGCGTGTCAGATAGTGCTTGCCCAAAGTTCGGCAATGCAGCGCTTGCAGCAGCAGAGGCCTTCGATACTTCGTCGAGCGAGGCTTTAGAATCATCCTGACTTTTTGTTACTTGCTGTATAGACGATGCTATATCTTCGTAACCGCGCTTTGTTTTGTCCTGGCCTTCGTTGTTTGAATCATAGTCAGATTTCTTTGGTATTTTTTCCTTAAGCTCAACGAATTTCTGGGCAACGTAATTTGTTGATGCGCCAAGACCTTCGAGGTCTTGCGCTGCTTTAGCCGTATCTGGGGATATAAGCCGCAACCCTTCCGCGAAGGTTGCAATACTTCCGATTGCTGAAGCAAACTGCGGGGATATCCCCCCAACTTTATCGCCAAGATTTAGAATCTTTGCTGAGGTATTTTCAGCAGCATCCCCTGAGCCTGTTATATCTGAAGTCAGCTTTTCAAATGACGATGCAGTTTTCTTAGCGCTCTCTACTGTAGCCTCGGCGAATCCATCTGCTTGTAGGCTGATCTGCTCAGCGCTAGCCCTGAAGTCTTTTGCAAGGCCTTTAATTGTTTCCCCAGTTCCAGGAATCTTTGCTACTGTCTCTATGTAAGATGCGATCCCGGATTGGACAAGAGATATCGGCTTAAGTACTGCGGTGGATATTCCAAGTGTCGCTGTCTTAAGCGTGTTAAACGCAAGTACTGCTGAGTTAACAAATAGAGTTACGGCGCTAGATATGATGCCAACATTTTCTTTGAACTCAGAGAAAAACTTTTTTGAAGTTTCTCCGAACTCGGCTATCTTTTGACCGGCTGTATCAAAGTCAATGCTATTGCCGAATTCAGTTATTGAAGCTATACCGGCTTCAACGAAAGTCTTTAGTCCAGCCTGAAGATTACTGAATGCATCAGTCTTAGAGAAATCGTCGAATGCTTTCGACAATACCAATAACTCATCCTTTAGCGGGCCGAGTATTGGCTTAACTAGCTCCTCTGAAAGGAGGCCAAAGGAATTTGTAACCCTGCTTAATGCACCGCCAAACCTATCGTCAAGCGTTTTTGTAGCCTCTTCCGCCTTACCGCCAGCATTAGCAATGCTCTTAGCAAACTCATTAATCTTTGGCAGGCCCTGCTGTACCAAGAAAGATATGAGAGACTGTTGCGCAGTGTCCAGACCACGAATCGCAATCAGACCACGGTCACCTGATGTTGCTAGCGTGCGCAGAGCAGTGCCGAAGTCGCTAGAGTTGTCACCTAGCTTTGCGAGTGACTCGCGTAGTTTGCTGGCAGGGTCTTGCAGGTCGGCGAATATCGTCCGAAGGCCCTTTGCAGCCTTCTCTGCGCTGATGCCGTTCTGGGTAAATACACCAAGAATGCTAACGGTCCTGTCGAATGACAGGCCTAACTCGATCGCTAGCGGACCTACTGCACTAAGGGCTTTTGAAAGACCGGCGAGGCCTTCTTTGCTGCCTTTGCTAGCTACTGTAAGCGCGTCGACGACGTGCTGAGCATTACCTGCTGACTCTCCGAAAACATCAAGGGCATCGTCAACAATTCCGGCTGCCTCGGCGACATCAAGCACGCCGATCTTTGAAAGCTGCAACGTAGGGATCAGTGACTCAAAAATCTCAGCCGCTGACTGGCCTTGCTCAGCAAGCGCAGCAGCAGCACCGGCTGCTGCTTGGGAGCTTACATTTACAGCGCGAGCAGCCTCAGTGACCTTTTTCTCAAGCTTGTCGAATTCTTCCTGAGCGCCGCTTGCCAGCGCCGAAACTCTGACCAGTGAACTCTCTACTTGAGATGCCCCAACTATGGCATCTTTGCCAAGCTTAATAGCCCCGAGCGCTGCCCCAATTGTTCCGGCAATTACAGTAAGATCTCCAAGGCTGACCTTAAGCGAACTTATAGCATCAGTTGACCCTTTGAAACTATCGGCGACACGTTTGTTATTGCGTTCGATAGCTTGCGATGCGGAGTCAGACTCCTTTTTATTGCCTGAAAATGCATTGCCAATGGCAACTAATTTGCCACTGATGTTGTCCTTTAGATCATAGATCGCTTGGACGATACGGTTTGCCATTTATATAAGCCCTGCTTGCGACAATGCAAAGGATGTTTCTCTATCAAGCTCGATTGGCAAACGCCTATCCCACGCTTCAACACCCTTCTTTGATATGTCATCGCGGATGAACTGAGATAGTATCGAAGGTCCATATAGCTTCGCTATTGGAAGCCGTCCAACGTGGGGCGATGCGTATTTTTTTGAACCCTTGCCGACACGCCCGAAAAAGTTACCCCCAAATTTACCGGCTCCAAATGCTGCACGCAAGGTTTTTGCTCCACCACCTTTCAGGACCTTAACGGAAACCCCTTTCCTTGTCTGACGTGCCCCATAGTCCTTAAGCGGTATCCCTTTTTCTTTTACCTCAAGAATCAATCTGACGTCGCTTATGCTCGGCTTTTTCCGAGTTACGATTGTAGCCTTTACAGTTGATACTTTCAGATTGACTCTTGCCGTTATTGCCCTTGCCTGCTCGGCAACGATCGTTACACCGACTCTCGCTACCGCCCTAGCCTGTGTACGTGCAACAAGCTTGGCTGCTGCACGGTAAGACTTCTCAATTTCGGATAGCCCACGTACTGTGATTCCCATTACGGCGCCCCCAAGTTTGAGGGCGCGCGCATGGTTAGGCCGGGCGACCGTCGATGTAGATTGCAGCGGTCGTAGAGTTGAGCTTGTTGATGCCGATGTCGAAGGACATTTTAGCGATGTCATTGCCGGTAATCAGTGCGAAATCGCCGGACGGGCTAAGCGTCACGTCAGGGCAGAAAATGTCTTGATTGCCCTCGCCATCTGGATTGTCCGCGATGTATTTGAACTGGCCGGATAACGAGGCATCCGCCGAGGTTACCAATTGCGTACGGCTGTTGGCTGTAGGCGTGTAATCCACGTTGAGGCTGATGCTTGGCAAGCCAGTGACGCCCAAGGCTGCAACGATCGCAGCGGCGCCCGCGATGGTTCCGGCAGGCGTAACGCTCAAAAGGCCAAGATCGGAATCAAGCTTGTAATTAACATCCGCAGTTGACGGAACGATGATCAATCCAAGGTCACGGAAGGTCGCAGTTCCATCAGCGAAAGTGGTCCCGCCCGTGGTGAAAGTAGGCGGTGAGCCGGCGGAAGTGCCAGCCACGGTGCAAACATAGTAGTGTGAGTTTGGTGTGGCTGGAACATAAAACGCGCCCTTTAAGTACGGCGTCGAATTTGCGCGCGCTGACGCATCATCACCTTGCTGTACTCGCACAGCGACGGAAGACATGCCGCGTATACCGGCGGGGTTCGATGTCGTCGCCCCGAGCTGATATGTGCGGTTCGCGGTGACTGATGCGATTAGCTCGTCAGTTACGGAAATTGCCGCCTGCGTAACCGTGCCAGCGTCGGCTGCCAAGAATAATTCTTGGTTTTCTGTGCTGACGTTGTCAACGTCCATCTTTCCTGCACGTGTGATTTTGATCACTTTCGTGTAGTCGATTTCGTTAATGCCGCCCTCTGAACTTTCATGCTCGAACTTGTCTGTACTGACGTTGATCGAAAGGGCAGGCGCGTTGCCGAATGGGCGGAAGCCTTCGTATATGCCTCCCACAAGGCGATTGAAGAAAGCTCGGCCACGGCCGAACTTGTATTCGTTGGTATAAGTGTTGACGTTCGGTGCGGCCATGTTTGTTATCTCCGGAAACGAAAAAACCACCTTTCGGTGGCTCGTAGGGGTTTGCGCTTTGGGCTACTGCTGACCTGCCCGGCGCGCATTCCGGCAGGCTGAATGTATCAGGCTGTATTAGATGCGGGGTCCCCGTATCCTTCTTTGTACGATGCAACAAACTGTAATGTGACTGACTCTGACGAAGACCCATCTGCTCGCGGGTTTACGTTGCTGCCCTTATATTCCAGTATGCCGAGCTTCCCGGTAGCGTCTTTAACGTGGCCGACGCCTAGCATCAGGGCTCGCTTACCGTCCGCTTTGATCTTGCGAAGCGCCTTACCGGTGTCAGCCTGATCAGCGGCTACGTGGCATTCGATATCAATTGGAATCGTAACGAGCATGCTGGTGTTGTTCCCAGACCCCTCGTTCGTTGTTTCTCCACCCTCAAAAATAACGAAGCAAGGCAAATCAGATTCATTGAGCGATCTAACGCTATCGAAAACCTTGGCCCCTGCTGCGGTATTGTAGTTTCCAGCGCCATTCACAGCCGCAAGTCGTGTCGTAATGACAGCGATGACACGCTCACATATGGATACGGGCGCTGTCATGTGCCAACCTTCACGACGCAAACCACGCTTGACTCGTCGCTCCTTTCAATTGAGTCAACCTTGAATGTCTCAGAGCCAACCAAGAATGTAGCGCCTCGCTTCGGCCGCGCTACAACGTCCGCAAGAAAACAGGTGATTGTGATCTGATCAGTAATCATTTGACCTTGGTCGCCAGTTAGCACGACATTCCTATCTAATAATACCTTGCATTTGGCAGAAAAGTTCCCATTCGAACTATTATAAATAGCTTCGTCCGCTAGCCCTGCCGACGCGAATGCCGAATGAGCCATCAAATCGAATGCCCCTAAGAATTCATTTGTCACAGTATTATTCCTCGATCCTGCCAAACGACTTCCAGCCGCCAACTGCGGTTTTTACCCACCCAACATACCCCCCAGGGGAAGGGTTCTGGTTGAAAACTATATCTCCAACTCCACCAACTCCGAGTCGAAGCCTACTGGGATCTTCCACCCAAGCCGATCATCATCATCCGCAGGGTTATAAAGTCTTAGCTCTGCTACAAAATCTGGGTTGCTCTTTGGGAGCAAATCAGTTTTTGTAGCTCCGATTTCTACCAAGACTGTCCCCGGAGTCCCTGGCGTTATGATTATTCCATCTGCATCGGTCACACCAAGTAGTAGTGGAAGCTCATCATCGAATCCTGATCTAACTTGGAACTTAGCCTCGGTGTATTGGGCTCCAATGCCGTCAGCTACCTCTACTGTGAAAGTGCATGGCAGTCCCTTGCGTATCATCACGCGATCTGACGACATTTTCAGGCTCCGGAAAGGGGCACCCGAAGGTGCCCATTGTTCATCAGGTTACAGTGCTATTGCCTGGCGTAAGCTTCACGACGCAAGTCGTTTCCGCATTGGCTCCAGCGATCCATGCGACAGCCGCGCCCATCACGTCGCCGGTAGCAGGAGTTGCCGCTGAGTCGTCGAACTTCGCCGCAGATACGTCCCACAGCAACTTCTCTCCGACAACGAAAACCGCTGCGCTAACCTTGGGGACGGTAAAGACTCCGGACATTGCAACCGCGCCGACTGCGGACGTTGCAATGTCAACCAGTGCGATGCCCAGCACGTTTTGCATCTTGACTACTTGGCCAGATACAACGGCGCCGCCGCTGTTATTGGTCAACGACCTTGCGCGCACCGCGGAAACCGACAGCGCCTACGCCGTAGTCGAGGCGAACCTTCCATTCTACGCCGTCGACGTTCCAGCCTTGGCGCATTTCCAGATACGGCGATTGCTGGCCGTTGAGGAAAGCGACCTCTAATACCGGCTCGATGTTTGGATCGGCGAAAACATACCAGACGGAACCAGTGATCCGCGGGCTACCGACAACCTTACTAAAGAAGCCACGGACCATATTCGGCTTCATGAACTTATTATCGACAGGATCAAATTGAGAGTCGTTCAGGAGCTGAACGTCCGCAGCAAGTCCGATCGGGCCAAGGAAGATGGTTGGACGTACGTCGACATAATCGCCGGCGTAAGTCTGGGAAGCCATTAGCTGGCCCTGCTGTGCAATGCTGGTCACGCTTGGCGCAACATAGCTGGTGATGTTCGCATGCCCGCCTGCCGTGGTTACTGCGGTGCTGTTGAAAAGCGCGCCGGTATCTGCGAGGGTCGGGTTAGATGCGAGGTATGTATAAACATCGCTCTCAATGGTGCGCGCAGCAGAGCGGCCGTGGTCTTTCGACATATCGACCAATGCGCCAAGGTCATCGTTAATGATGACTTGACGAGACAAGCCAATCATTTTGCCCTTTGTTACGGCGGTGATAGAATTTCTCTCGGCATCGCTAATTGAGCCATAAGTGTACTCGCCTGCCTCTGGCACGGTTGCAAGATTGCCAAAAGCACCACCGCGATACCGATAGTTCGGCCGGAAATCAGACACAGAGCCGACTTTGCAAAAAAGTCTCCAGGTATCAGGGACTAGTGCATATGCGCCAAGCAAGCTCTTATTAAGCACATTACCCATCAAAATCGGAAAGTCCGAAGTCGTTTGGGTAATCGCACGGGCTGCGATCTCCATCTTGTCAAGGCCGTTGGTGCGCACGCCAACACGCTCTAGTGAGCGTTTTGCAAGGTCCAACAGCGAAGCGCTGCGGAAATCATTGCCTTGTAGATCAATTACTTTTCCGTCGATGCGTTCGCCTGCACGCGCCAGCAACGCATGCAAAGCCTGGTCATTTTCCTTGTCGATAGAGTCACGGCCTGCAGTCATCTGCGGGCGGTGTGCTTGGTCACGTGACACCAAAGCGTCAAGCACCGCAGCGCGCACGGCCTCTACAGTGGCGCCGTCATCGACAAACTTGCGGACGGTATCCTCGTCCATGTCTGCCTTGCGAGCCAGCTTAGTGATCTCCGAAACGCGCGCGCGCTCGGCGGTGACCGCTGCGTAAGATGCCTCGGCGATAGAACGCGTCATATCGGAAGGTGCCGACACAACTTGTGCGGCGACAGATTCCTGCCGCTCGGTGATTGCCGGGACGGCCGGCTTCTGTTCGTCGCTCATGTTTCTTTCCTCGGTTTGTGGAATATCGGTAACTGTGAAACTCCGTACGGCTTCAGCACTTCTGCCGACACCAACGGTTTCGTCTGCCGGTACGGATACCAGCGAGATTTCAATGGGCGTCCAGCGGGTAACGCGGTACTCGCTGGGGCCGGTGTCGTTTTTCTTGATCAGGGTCCGTTCATGGATTTGATAGCCGACACTGACGTTGCGGACGATCCCGTCCACCAAGTCTTGCATCAGCCCGTCAAGATCTGGACGTGCGGATAGGCGAACCTCGGCCATACCGCGGCCTTTCTCAGTCCATGCCTTTTCCACAACGCCAATATTATTTTCTCGGCCGGATTGATCATGACCCCACAGAAACGGCGCGTTGCCGCTGCCGATGCGGTCCATCACAATCTCGCCATCGTCGTGCCCCAGCACCTCGATCCACGGATCGTCAAACCACGAGCTGCGCAGGTAGGGGATCTCCGAAGAAAAAGAAAGTCGCACGCGGCGGCTTTTTTCGTCGATGATCGCAGCATCTGCCGTGATCGCTCGGGCCAGATTAGGCCCGCTTACGGTTTGTTTCTTCATTGAGCGCTCTCCGGCACTACAGAATCTGGGGCTGGCGCATTGTCATAACGCGGGTCGGAGTCGAGAACAATTCCCAACTTGTCCAGTTTTTTATTGGTGGCAGAAATTTCGTCAAGTATCTCGTCAGAGTCCTCGCCAAGCTCGCGGTGCACCATAGGCAAGCTCATCTGTCCGGACCGAACTGCATCACGGTACGCCTTGATTTCTTTGGCTGGGTCTATCAGTTCACGGCGCGGCGCAGTCCAGCCTATGCTGACCCCCGCTGTAGGAATCCCTTGCATAGCGGCCGCCTCAAGAAACCACCCGCCAATGACATCGAGCCCTTGCGGTATCAGCATGTGCCAACGCCAAGCGTCGATGTTCCGGCCGAACTCCAGCCAGCCCATTCGGCCACTGCTGAAGTTAACGGACGATAGGTCGCCAGTAAGAGCTTGGAAGGTGATTCCGTAACCAGCCGCAACTCTAAGTAGGGCCGCATTTACGAAAGGGCCATAGTCTCCGGCGTTAGGCGGTGTATTGAATTTGATGTCTTTGCCCGCTGGCAAGAAGTCATACCGGCCTGGCTCCATAGTCTCGCTTAAGGCTGGAACCGCTGCCGTGCTGTCTACTCCGGCAGAGTTGTCGTATACGACGCCAACTTGGCAGTTGGCCAGCTTCTGACGGAAAAGATACGCGTCTTCGTAATCGTCGAGATCGCGAAGCGTGATCATGACCGATGTGCCCCACGGCACGCCTCTGACTTGATCGGAACCGCGATCTTGCCGGTATATGTGGGCAATCTCACTAACTGGAACAAATCCTACATCTGCAGAAGTCGTGATAGGGTCGCCTGGGTGAGACTTGTATAGCCAGTACCCTTCCAACTTTCCGAAAGGAGAATACTGTTTGCCCTGCACTATCCAGCCGCCGCCTTGAAGGATTTCTGTACGGGTGTGGTCGAGGTAATCCGGCTCCATGATTTGGAGTTGCATTGGCACCGGAAGGCCGTCAGACGGCCTGCGCCAGCGCCTGCGGACTAGGCACTCGCCAGACTCAACTACGGTTCGCATGATCAGGCCTTGAAGGCCGTAGATATTGTGCTGGCCGCTAGCATCACATGCTTTCGATTCAGCCCACGCCTTATAGGTAGAGATCAATTTCGGCTTGCCATTTACCTTCGCAGTGATGCCGTAGCTTACCGTGTTGCTAACAATCGCTTGTACAGCGCGTGAAGCCCACGGATTGTTACGGACTAGATCACGGTGGCGGTCGCGCAGCTTCGGAAGGGCTAAGGCAATCTCGCCGTTCGCGCTGAGGCCTTGAGCCTGCCAGCTATCTACTCTGCGCCCTGATGCTGCACCCTCATAACGGCGAGCCGCATCCATCGCAAGGCGTGCGCGCGCGCGCTTAATGCCAGCGATCGGGCTGATCCATCCAATCACTTTGTCCAGAGTGTTCACTCAAGGCCCTTTGAAAAACCGGCGTACATGTGGCTACGTCCACCGTTGTCGCCAAGCAAGCCAAGGTCAGCGCGCATCAAGTCGCGGATACGGATCATCTCGTCAAGGCTGCGGTACATGACTTCGCGATCTGAGTAACGAACGCGCAGGCTCCCGCTGACGATCGCTACATCTAGCGCGTCAAGTTGTGTTTGGGTCCAGGCCATTACCTTCCTTGCAGATACGTCGAGGGCCGCCGTGCAATCGGTGGCGGCGAGAATGATGCAATCTCATTCGGCGCTATGCGCGCGGCTAGTGCAGCAAAATTCGGCTTCATAAGCGCTATTAAGCCAAGCGAGTACGCCCGAATGTCCAGCTTTTCATTACGCTTGCCTTTCGCAAGAACCCATGCGTGGGTTGGGCGGCCCATTGAATATTTTATGACCCTTTTCTCAGCAGTGAGCTGGGCGAAATAATCCGCGTCATAGTCTTGGTTCCAATGGCAATAACCTGGGCCATGATCTTGAATCTTCACGCGCGAGAAAAGCAGCAGCTCCTTTGCCGCATCGGTCCCGATGATGCACAGCTTTATCCCATGCGATTTGACAGGAGTCTTGCTGACCGCAACTAGCGGCCGACCCTTGCCAGACCGCCCGATTAAAGGCATCACTCGGCCTCGGTGTTTCTTTGCCCAGTCATACACGCTAGTCGTGTAATGACCGGCTGAGTCAATCATGCAGGAACTCACGGCAAGGATTGCCCCGTCTTCGCGCTTGAACGTGCGCGCCAGTTGGTCATCTGCCTTTTGCCACAAGATCGGCCCGCCTACGTCCCCGAATAGCTGGAATGTACCAAGACCCCACGATTCTTCGCCAATACCCCATCCGATGAACTCGCCTTCAAGACGATCGTCTTGAACGTCCATCGTAAGAGTGATGTACACAACCCCATTCGGGGCTTCTTTGTAGTTTTCTCGGCGCTCATACAAAACGCTTGCGTCAACCTTTTCCCCGCCGCGCTCTTCCCAGCACTCGCCAAGGCTGGTATTAACCCAGACCTTTAGCGTTTCCGGCGACCCTTTTGCGGCCAGAAAGTCCACCACTATTTCCGCCAGCGATCGGAATGGGCTGCAAAGCTCGCTCAAGTGGAACCCCGCATTTCGCCGTTCCGGGAATTCAGCATCCCATCTGCCAAGCTTGATCGCGGCCAGCCGATCGCCGTTCGTCCATAAGGCGCTGCACGACTCGCACATATACTGC